GCCACCGCTAAAAAAAATAGCAGCACTAGCACTAGTAAAATACAAAGTGCCACCTGCCCATGTGCCTAACGCTAAAGACCCTGCGGTCGTTACTGTTGCCGTGCCTGCCGTGATAGTGCAAGTACCCGCACCAATGTTTTGAATAAACAAAGTGTCGCCTGCACTAAACAAACTTGTATTAACCGTGATCGTTGTTGCGCCTGCCGCGTTCATCACAACTCGAGTGCCTTTATCAGCCGCAACCAAAACATAACTAGCGGTCTTGGTGCTGACTGTCCAGTTGTAATCGTTTGCTTGCAAACTGTCCATTTGCGCGGCCGTCAAAATTTGGCCTGCTGTAAAATCTTGTATCGCCATAGTGCCTACTTTATCCGAGCCCGTTGTCAGCGTTGATGATACCGAACGACGGGTCGTCAAGTATCAGTTCGTTTAGCACGATCACGGGCGACGTGTAATAAGTGACGCTATGCCCGCTATTGACGTTGATTGTATGTTCAATGCCTTCGATAGATAGGTTTTGGGCTAGTGACGCTGGGCTTGTGCCGGGGGCAAACGATTTTTCAATAGTAATTGTGTCGCCTATGTCGAGTACGGCGACCGTGTCACGTTGGGCGCTGCTCAATAACGGAAACCCTGTCGCTAGCGACGTGTACCGTGGCTCAGGGTTAGGGTCAAGCAAATAGGTTGCCAACTCAAGCGCCGCCGTATCGTTATGCAACAAACTATTTGTGATGCTATAAGTCTGTATAAAGTACGTTGCTTGGCTGCCAGCATCGTCAGCGATCTGCGGGTTGTTACTGCCCAAGTGTTGCACGACCGCACGGTTAACAACTTGATCGGCTTCAAAGGTTATGCCTACGCCGTTGTACGGTATGTTTGTGCCGTCGTCGTGGAAGTCTGCGACGCTTGCGTCGAGTGTTGTGCCTATGCGCGGCTCGAATACGATGTCGCCGTCACGTGACATATATAGACGGCCTTGCTCAGCCTCGTTGACTTGCGCTAAATAGCCGAGAACGTTTGTGCCTTGCGCGATCGTAAACGCCGCGTCACCGCCCAACGTTTGTGTGCCTGTGCCAATGCTGCGGTTAGCGACGGGGAACGCTACTTCGGGTCGGTCAAGTATTGCCGACACACGTACGCTCGACAATTCCTCGCTGACGTTGTACTCATCTAAATATGTTTGCGATAACAAATAAAAATCGTCAGCACAAAACACCGTACACGTATCCAAACCGCCAAGCGCAAAGTTGTAGTCATAATTGACGATCTTGCCGACAAATAAATATTCTTTGACGTTGGTGGCGCTGTATCGAGACAGTCGCACCGATCGCATAGGCGCTAAACCCGGCTTCGCCTCAGCCGTGTCGTAGTACGGACTGTTTTCATCAAACGGCATAAAAATACCGTCGGTGTCAAGCATCGTAAACGTCATAGTGCCAGCACCAAACTGGTCGCCCTGATCGCGTCGCCCTCGACGCACAAACACTTGGTTAATGCCGTCTAAAACGCTCGCATATTGTGTCGTGCCGTCAAGCACATATATCGTGTTATCTAAAACGCCTTGCACCGCGTCATCAAGTAAAAACGCATCTTGTACAAACCCCGTGTCAATTTCTAGGTCATAGTTGCCACTAGCAACGACCGCAACCCCAGCCATTAGACCGCTATCTGTAAATCAAGTGGCCCTGATACGCGTTGGTAGGCAAGCAAACTATCTAACACGCTTTGCCCGATCTCGGCGCTAGTCGAGATACCGCCTGTCACGTTAATCGTTACGCCACCGCCGTTACGCGCTGCGATACGTTCAGCCATACCAAACTCGGTCAACGCGCTTTGAATGGTTACTAGGTCGCCGCCGCCACCAACACCGCCACCGCCGCCACCACCACCACCGCCACCGGCAGAACTACCGCCACCGCCACCACCGCCAATGATTGGCGTGGTTACGGTTGGCATTGACGGTAAAGAAATTGTTGGTGTTGGTGCATATCGTAACGCTGGGGGCAAATTAGACACCGAGCCGCCACCGATGACGGTTGGCGTAAAACTTGGAATACTAATTTTGTCAATCAAACCAAGTTTGCCTGCAAGCGCAACCACGTCATACAGCGGGCCAAGAATAATACGCAAAACCGCACCAAATCGACCCCAACTTTCCGACAATGCGTTTGTTCTTTGTTCTAAATAAATCATTGCTGAAGTTACAACACCAATCGCAATCGCAATCGCACCAAACGGCGTTAGCGACATTGCAATATTCATAGTCACTATTGCGGCGGCGACTGCCGATATTGTGCCTGCAATATATAAAAACGCTTTAGGGTTGCGTTGCGCCCAATCAGCCATTGCCTGCAAATATGGCAACACCTTTTGCAACACAGGTAACAACGCCGCACCGATGCTTTCTTTAGTTTCATCTAAACTATTTTTTAGTATTTTAAATCTGCCTGCTGCGGTTTCTGCTGACGCTGCGGCCGCGCCACCAAAATTGTCTGCCAATGCCATCATTACAACATCAAGCGACGCGCCCTCTTTGATCAAACCTTTCATTTCAGGCGATAACGCCTGCAAACCTTTCATATTGCCTGCATATGCTTTACTCAATGCGTCGCTAACGGTTTGTAAATCTGTGCCAGTAGCAATCGCAATATCTTGAGCGAGCGTCAATGCTTTAGTTGCATCACCAATATCTTTAGTGCCGGTTAATAATGCGGCAAACGCTGGCCTTAACTCGCTGTCAGCCGTACCCGTTGCCCTCGACATAGCCGCGATCATGTCCTCAGTTGCCGCAACCGTCGCATCAGTAGCACCAACCACGTTTTGCATAGTGTTAGCCAAAATCGCTTGCTGTTGCTCATCTTCGGCTGCTGCTTTAGCCGCCAACCCGAGCGCACCCGCAACCGCCGTCAACGCCGCCGCCGCCGGCACAGCCGCTTTCTTGATTGCAAACTGTGCTTTCTCACCGACGGTTTCTAATTGCTTAAATTCTTTAATTGCTTTGTCAATGCCTTTACCGTCAAACTCGCTGACAATAGGAATAGATAATGCCATGTTTATAACTCGCTTTGCACGATACGCATAGTTTTAGCGATCATTTTTGTCATCTCGGCTTCAATACCGCGACGCGCTTTATACACGGCAGGCCCGATCAGTCGAGTGCGACCGGGGCTAACTGGCAACCCAACAAACAACAAACTTGTATTTAATTTATTTGGGTTAGCACGACCAGCGCCTTCAAAAATTGCTGCTGCTGGGTCTTTCTGCTCAATCAAAATAACACCGACCGCATTACGTCGGCTGTCAATTCTTACCTTCACACCGTTTTTTGCTTTGCTGACCGTAAACGGAAAGTTCAATCTTTCTCGATCTTTTTCACGCCATTTATATTTCATGCCTGATAACGGCACGTTTGTATAAGCGTTTTTTGCTGCTTGAACGGCTGGGGCTGCAATTTGATTAACGTCAGCCTTAAAATCTTTTTGCAACTGCGGGTCAATTTTACGCAACGAGTTGATCGTCTTTTTGATGCCGACGATTTCGATAGTTGTTGTTGCTGACATTGCGCTACCTCTTTTGCTTATTTAATATCGTAATCACCGTTATTAGGTCGCGCGTGTCAAACTCGATTGCCGTAGGCCAGTACCCTGTTGCAACTAATAATTCGGCTAGTTGCCGTCGGTAACTGCCTACGCCGTATGGTTTGGGTCTGTCTCGTCGATCGCCTCAATTGTCATGTTTGGGTTTGCTTTAACCCAGTCGCGATATGTTGCAGGCATTTTTTCGCCGCTAAGTTTCAGCAAGTTGTATGCCCAGCAAACTAGATCGGTGTAGCCGATGCCTTTGCCGTCGCTAATTTTGCGACCCTCAGTTTTCTCCCATTCGCAAATAACAAACATATTTGTCGTTAATTCGAGTGGCGATGTGCCGTCTTGTAGATCAACTTTTAATTTTAATCTCATTGCCTGTTCCTGTTCTCGGCCAGTATTGGCACGTTAGATCATGTTACGTCAACTGTGTACGAGCCGCCCACAAGTTCGATGTCGTATGTTGACAACTCGCCAAGGTTTGCATTGACAACTGGCAACGCGCTTAAAAACGTGTTTGTCAATTCAAAGCCGGGGTTTGTTGCGGTGTTGCTTCCCGACGCTGGGGTTACTTTGATATAACACTTCGTGCCAACCAGCGCTGACAAAGTTGCGTAACTTTCTGATGTTGCGTACGACGCATACAAAGTCAACGTCGCGCTGTTTGATTGCAAGCCTGCGGTGTTGGTGCGGGCAGTCGAACCGAACGCGGTGTCCTCAAGTGCTTCAACAACATAGTTAACGGTGACTGCCGATACTTGGTCGGTGATGTCGGTTGTCGCTGCGCTTGACGCACCGATTAAAACGACTGGGTTTGATAGATAGGTGCTAGTTGCCATGTGTTAATCCTTTTGTCTTGTACCTATAG